GATGATTCCAGCATATTTGAAGGAACAAAATACACAGACTTCTTTGGAGGCACAAGTAACATCAGAGGTGTTGTAATCAACACCAACCAAGAAGTAAATGCCAACACCACAGGCAGAAACTATATGAATGTGGTTAACCAAGACACAAAACTTATCACAGCAAGTTCAAGTTCAAACTCCAACTTCAGGCAGAGAACCATGTTGGTGACCAACACCACAGACATGAACGCTTTCTCTTACACACGATCAGGTTTTTCAAGAGGGCCAGTGGCATTAACATTTGGTTCCACAGCGATGAACAGTGGTGGCAGTGCGTCCACACTTAAAACTTTAAGAGGGTTTGATGCACAGGCAGGTATCTATGTTTCAACAGCCAGCAACCTTGCCAGTGATCTAACAATTAATGCTGTGTATGGTGCCAACTCAACCATTTACTCGGCAGATGACGACGGAAGTGCATCAGGGACTGCAACAGTTGATAATGCATACAACTATCGTGCTTCATACTACAAGACATCAGGTGATGTTATCACAAACATCTACGCATACTACAACGAAGGTGCTGAGGATAATGCGGCAACCAACAGATACGCATTCTACTCAGAAGACGCGGCGGCACAATCAAGAATGGGTGCAATAAGATTAGACAACACAGGTGATCCCACACACGGTGATGGCTTTGGTTGGATATTTGCCAAAGATGATTCAGGTTCATCAGAAGTACACGTTGTTGATGAAGCAGGTAACATTACTAAAATATCTCCCCACAACGATGCAGGTGATTGGGAATATTATTCTAAGAACACAATAACAGGCAAAACTGTTAGAGTTAATATGGAAGCAATGATTAAAGAAGTTGAAAAACTTTCAGGCAAAACATTCATTGAAACTGAATAATATAATATTATTCTACAAAAAAAACATTAAATAGAGTTGTTATAACAAACAACCCTTTAAAGGAGAACATTAATGACAGCTTTAAGTTCATATGCTGAGAAGAAGTTACTGGATCACGTGTTTAAGAACACTGCCTACACTGTACCTCAAGCACACATAGGCTTATTCACATCGGACCCAACTGATTCAGCATCAGGCACAGAAGCAAGTGGTTCTGGATACGCAAGAATAAGAATAGACAACAAAATGAGTTCTGCAACATCGAACCCAGACAACAGTCAAATCACAAACAGTTCAGTGATCACATTTGCCGCGGCAAGTGGTGGTGCATTTGGAACAATCACACACATCGGTATCTTTGATGCAAGTTCAAGTGGCAATTTATTGGCACACGGAGTACTAGCGGCATCTAAAGTTATTAGTGATGGTGATACTTTTCAAATCAACGCGAGCGGTTTAGTAATTACAATAGACTAATTCACAGTTTAATTTTTAGGAGTTACATCTGTGGCATTATTAATTGCATCAGCAACATTAGAAATCAATTCGTTTTTTGGTAACCCCTACGTTGCCAATGATTACGTAGCATTAGATTATGTAGAAGGTAATACAGTTGCACAAGATTTAGATCTTGCAACAAACTTATCTATTGCATCAAGTAACATTACTGTTTCAGCAGTTGGGTTTATGCCTGGCACATCGTCCATGGCGATATCTTCAACGGCTGTCGCAACAGCATTTAATTTAAAATTAGCAAGTGTTTCAATTAATACAAGTGCAAACATATCTGTATCTGCAGTTCGAACAAGAGGGTTTACTGGAACACTACCAATAACATCAACAGCTACCATAACAGCACTTGATTTAGATCTAGCAACAGCTTTATCTATTGCAACCGCAAACGTAACTGTGTCTGCAGTTAGGACAAGAGCTTTTACAGCCACACTACCAATAACATCAACAATCAATATGGGCACCAATGTGTTCGATATTGAGGCAAGTTCATTTAATACATTTATTGTAAGCCAAGAAACACGCTTAAATACAATCCAGCGTGAAACACGAGTTAACAAAGTGAAACAAGAAACAAGGGTGTTTGAATTAGCATAAGGAGAATAACGCATGGCAGACCTAACAGGATATCAAAAAGACAACAAAGGAATTTTTATAATTAAAGATCCTGACGCAAGTATAGAATATGCACTAGACTTCACAGAATATTTGAACAATGGTGATACCATAGTAGATGATTCATCAGCAAGTTCACCAGTGGTAACCATAGGTACCATATCAGGAGATGCATCTCCATTAACACATCCAAACGGACATGGCACTGACGTACAAGCCACAACAACCAAAGTAACATTTAGAGTGAGTGGTGGAACAGCAGGCAACGTGTATCCAATAGAAGTAAAAATAGCCACATCAGCAGGTGACACAGACTCAAGACATTTTAGAATTATCTGCAAAGATAAAGGATTAGAATAATGGTTCCAAATAACAAAGGCAAGAAATATAAAACACACGACGCAGAGATGATTAAGAGATTAGCATCTACTATGTGTACGTTTGAAGAGATTGGCTACATCATCGGCATGACTGGTGAAGGTGTCAAAAAAAGATTCAGCAAAGTTATTGAAGAAGGCAGAGCCAAAGGCAAAGCAAGTTTAAGACAAGCACAATTTGAAAAAGCACTAGCAGGTGATACAAGAATGCAAATATGGTTAGGTAGAAACTATCTAGAGCAAAAAGATGACCCTAATGGAGAAGAACATTCAACACCACTACCATGGGACGAGGAAAAAGAATAATGAAACTGTCTATACCACAAAAAACAGTAGCACAAGATCCAGCAAGATTTAAAACAGTAATTGCTGGCAGAAGATTTGGCAAAACCACATTGGCTATCAGAGAAATATGCTATCATGCAAGACTACCTGATCAAATTTGTTGGGCAGTGCTTCCAAGTTACAGACAAGCAAAAATGGTTTGGTGGGATCAACTAAAAACAAAATTAAAAAGCCTTAACTGGGTAAAAAAAATAAATGAAGCGGAACTATCTATTGTGTTGAAAAACAACAGCAAGATAAGTTTGAAAGGTGCAGATGGCGCCGGCTTTGAAAACCTAAGAGGTGCAAAATTAAACTTCTTGGTATTGGATGAAGCGGCAAACATTCCATCACAGGCATGGTCAGAAGTATTACGTCCAGCACTGGCTGATTCAGAAGGACGTGCATTGTTCATTGGAACACCCAAAGGCGTTGGTAATTTCCTATACGACTTGTATCAAGCAGGTGAAGACACAACACAGGACCAATGGAAGTCTTTTGCATTCACAACAGCACAAGGTGGCTTTGTGAGTGAAGGAGAGATTGAACAAGCCAAAAGAGATCTAGATAAAAAAACATACGAACAAGAATTTGAAGCAACATTTGTAACATACAGTGGTATGGTGTACTACGGATTCAAGAGAGCAGAGAACGTGAAAGAATTTTCATTTAATCAACCACAAAAAATTATACACATAGCAATTGACATGAACATTGATCCAATGTCAGCAGTTTGTTTTGTGATATCAGACAACAAAGTTGTTATCATAGATGAAATTGAAATGTTTGGCTCAAACACTGACGAACTTGTTAATGAAATATACTCAAGGTTCCCAGGCACCAAAATATTTGCCTATCCTGATCCAAGTGCCAAGGCCAGAAAAAGTTCAGCCGCAGGACGTACGGATTTAAGTATACTTGCTAACGCAGGTTTTATTGTGAAAGCACCAAACAGACACATGCCAGTAAGAGACAGAATAAATTCAGTAAATTCAATGCTTTGCAACGGCAAGGGAGAGAGACAAATATTGATACATCCAAAATGTAAAAAACTAATCAGTTGTTTAGAGAGACAGATTTACAAACCAGGCACATCACAACCAGACAAAGACGGTGGTTGGGATCACATGAATGACGCACTTGGTTACGGTATCAGTTACTTGTTCCCAATTACAAGACAATACAGCAAACAACCAGTACCAACCAATTGGTCAGTGAGGATATAACAGATGCCAGCAGATTTTACAGTAAACCAAGATCCTAGAGCACTAACAGACAGTTACGATGCAATGGGTGTACATGAAGAATACAGAACACACTATCCAAGATGGAAATTTTTAGCAAATTCTTACATGGGTGGCTATGAATGGAAGACTGGTGAATACCTTACAAAGTATGTGTACGAAAGTGGTGCTGAGTATGGCAAGAGAATAGCCAGCACACCCTATGACAACCATGTTAAATCAATAACATCCACTTACAATGCGTTCTTGTACAGAAATAGTCCAATGAGAGATTATGGTTCAATAAAAAACAGACCAGAATTACAAAACTTCCTAGAAGATGCAGATCTAGAAGGAAGAACTTGGGATTCATTCATGAGAGACGTGAACACGTGGAGCACAGTGTTTGGCCATGTATTGGTACTAATGGACAAACCAAAGTCAACAGCAGGCACAAGAGCAGAAGAATTAGATCAAGGCATTCGTCCTTACGCAAATTTATTTGTTCCAGAAAACATACTTGATTGGGAGTTCCAAAGAACAGAAGGTGGCAAATATGAATTGGTATACTTAAAATTATTAGAAGTAGAACAAAAAGCATATGGACAAGTATCAGATTATTACATAAGAGAATTTACCAGAGACACAGTGACGTTGTCAATGATGTCTAAGACAGACATCTCAAAACAAAACATAGTTGAACAAATGCCAAACGAACTGGGCAAGATACCAGCAGTGTTTGTGTATGCCAACAGAGGACCAACAAGAGGTGTTGGTATATCAGATGTTGGTGACATAGCAGACATGGCAATGGCTATTTCAAATGAATGGTCAGAGTGTGAACAATTAATTAGATTAACAAACCACCCAAGCCTAGTTGTTACTCCAGAAGTGGATGCGGCGGCAGGTGCAGGTGCAATTATAAAAATTCCAAATGAAACAGATGCAGGACTAAAACCTTATTTGTTACAGCCAGGTGGACAAAGTGTTGACGGTATCCTAAAAAGTATTGATGACAAAATAAAAGCAATTGATAGAATGGCACATTTAGGTGCAATAAGAAGTATCGAAACACGACAGATGTCGGGTGTTGCTATGCAGTCAGAGTTCCTATTGTTAGACGCAAAACTTTGTGACAAAGCTAAAAATTTACAATTAGCTGAAGAACAAATTTGGAGATTGTTTGCAAATTGGATTGGTGAACAATTCGATGGCACAATAAGATATCCAATGGCGTTCCATATCAGAGACAAGAACATGGATATGGACATCCTTAAGAAAATTGCAGATACGTCAGCAACAATGGCAAAATCAAATGACTTAGACACAGCAAAAATATTAAACCAAAAAATTAAAGAACTATTAGCCCACGACGAGGAAGAATTAGCAGAGATGATGACACCACAACAACCTCTGAACACCGACATGGAACACCCACCATACACTAATGTGGAAGACCTAGTCAAACATATGAGATCAATGGTAGAAGAAGGTTACACGGATGAACAGATTAAACAACTACATCCAGAGATGGAACAATTTTTTAGCAATGACCAAACACAAACAC